ATTATGGCCCTATTTGACCTTTTACCTTTCGCAAAAACGAAAGCACCAAGCACCCGTCTAGTGAATGAATTAAACAGACAGTTATTTAGATTCCACAAGGGTATGCCGATTTCTTTAGATGACACCCAGAACGCTTACGTTGAAGATGGCTACGAAATAAACCCAGATGTATATAGCGTAGTTAATGGGATTACTAAAGCAGCCGCTGCCGTTCCACCTATCATTCACATAGTTAAGGACCAGAAGAAAGCCCTTAAGTACAGACAACTAACCAACACCGTAAAGGATAAAGCTACACGGGGGGCTATTGATAACCTTCTGGAACTAAAGCAGCAGGCCTTTGAAGAAGTACACGATGAACAAGACCCACTTTATAAGCTAATCAATAACCCGAACCCACTACAAGGCTATCCCGAATGGTATGAGAATATGAAGGGCTTTCAGCTGATTACGGGTAACGGGTACACACACTTTATAGAACTAGGTGATGGTACATTCGGTGAGATGTGGGTAATGCCTTCGCAGTTTACTAAGATAGTAGCTGATTCTTCTTATGAAACTCTAGTAAAGGGCTATATCATTGATATGTACGGCCACGATGGACACCAGATACCAGCTGAAACCGTTATGCATTGGAAGTACTGGAATCCTGACTACGATAGTGTAGGCTCCCACTTATATGGAATGAGTCCACTAAAAGCAGCTCGTAGAGCGATAAGACTAGGCAACGATGGCGACCAAGCACTAAGTAAAGCCCTAAGAAATGGCGGTGCTTCGGGTGTAGTCTATCCTACTGACCCAGACCTAGAGCAACTAACACCAGCCCAACGTTCACAGTTAGAAACTTATCTACGCAGTATGCAAGGCCCAGACAACTATAAGGCTTGGTTAGTATCTAATGTAAAATTAGGCTTCGAAAAGTTCGGGATGCCCCCCGTAGATTTAGAGATTATCGAAGCGGGTAAAATGACGCAACGAGATATATGTAATGTGTTCAACTTTCCTTCTGAATTACTAAATGACCCTGACAATAAAACCAACGCTAATAAGCAGGAAAGTAGAAAGCAATTATATCTGGATAATGTGATACCAGAACTTACTAGGGATTACGCAGAACTTAACCGTTCTTTAGTACCCGTGTTTAACCGTGCAACTGGTAAAAACTACCATTTAGATTTTGACATTCAAGCTATAGATGCACTTAACAAAGATAATAGTGAGAAAGTACAATGGCTAGAAAGAGCTTGGTGGCTAACGGCTGATGAAAAACGTTTAGAAATGGGCTACCAACCTATAGGCGACAACAATAGATACATACCTATGAACTTAGTGCCTGATGCTGCTAACGAATTGACAGACGAAGAAATTAAACTATTAAAAAGCGAATACGGTGCTTAGGTATTTTACACAAAGCGATTTTGACAAATGCACACCTTCGTGTAACATTCAAGATATGAACCCTATCTTTATGGAGATGCTCGATAGTGCTAGACATATAGCTAAGATACCATTCGTGCCGACTTCGGGCTTTAGAAGCGAAATTTACGAAAGGGAGCAAGGAAGGGATGGCACAAGTTCACACACCAAAGGGCTGGCCATAGATTTAAAGGCCACTACCAGCACCCAACGCTTTAAGATTATAAACGGACTTATTTCTATTGGGCTAAATAGGATAGGGATAGGTGAAAATTTCATTCACGTAGATATGGATAAAAGTAAGGCACAGAAAGTAATTTGGCACTATTATGGATAAACAAGAACTTAACCAAGTAAAATACGATATTACAAAACTTGAAGCTATGATAGAAGTATTAGCTAAAGATATACAAGATATAAAAGAAGCTTTACTAGGTAATGACTTTGGAAATGAAGGCTTAGTAAAAAAAGTGCAAAGTAATGAAAGAAATATTGCAGAATTGGTTAAGTTTAAACAAAAGATAGTAGCCTACGCCACTGGTTTAAGTGTGGGGTCGGGTGCTTTAGTTAATTATCTAATGGAACTGATAAAATGAAGAAACCACTAAAAGACTGGAAAGTTGTACAACTGATTCAAAAGACTGTAGCAGGTGAAAACAAACTAGGTGAAGTTATTCACGGTGCTTTAGATATTCTACCTATTCCGAACCAGCCACTAGGTAAACTAGCTAAGGCTATTTTGAATGGTCAATGGCAGGAAACTAAAAAAGAAATTTTAGAAGCTTTTACGCTTCGTAACATAGTAGCTATTTCATTAACTACTTCGCTTATTATGGGATGGCTAACACCTGAAGATGTGCAACAGTTTATGCAAGTGCTAAACGAACTTCTATAATTCCTATTTGTTATTGTATATACTAGGCTTTGAAAGGCTTAGTGTTTTTTTATGCCTATCCCAACACCACATAGCAATGAAACGCAGGGCGACTTTATGGCCCGATGTGTTTCTTTTTTAGTGGATGAAGGCCGAGAGAATGAGCAGGCCGTAGCTATATGCTTCCAGCAGTATAGGGAATCAAATAAGAAGGAAGCCCAGCACTATTATATGACGTGGAAAACCTTCGATAATAAACGTAGGTCCTTTGAGCGATATGCAGAACGTACTTTTTACCGTGCCTTAAGAAAGCAATTAAAGCAGTACCTAGACGAAGTAAATAAACGGGGTATTATAGACTTTGATATAGAAGGCGTAGTTACTACCGAACCAATGGCCGAAGCCTACACTAAAGTGTATAAAAGGGTGATGAAAGTATTCGGCCAAGAATCGTATGCCCAAGTGAAGGAATCTATACAAAAAGAAACGGGTGTGGATTGGGATATTCTTATAGAACAATGGATAGCAGGCAATTTAATACTAAACCCTTCTGATACTACACATAAAATTGTTTTAGTTACAGAAAACACTAAAAAAGGTGTAAGGGCAGCAGTAGCAGCAGCTTTAAAAGAAGGCACACCTATACCACAATTCGCAAGGGAATTAAGCTATATGCCCGATTTTAGTATGCGAAGGGCTACACTAATAGGTAGAACAGAAATAATAAGCGCTTCAAACGCTGGTTCAGTTTTAGGGGCGCAAGCTTCGGGTGTGCCTACTAGAAAAATATGGTTATCAACCCAAGACGATAGAACTAGGGATTTGCATATTATGGTAAGCGGCCAGAAAGTGCCTAACTTAGAAACACCCTTTAAAGTGGGTGCTGATGAAATGCAATATCCGGGAGATTCTTCACTAGGTGCAGCTGCTAGTAATACTATTAACTGTAGATGTACTGTTATATACGAACCCTATGACGATAATCTTTAGCTATAATAGGCCCGATTTACTTAAGCGAGTAATAGAGCAATGCCCAGAAAAGCCTATAGTTATAGACGATGGTTCTGACTTTGACCCTATGCCCTTCGTGGGAATGTGTGAGTTTCATAGACTACGCCACAAAGGTAAAGAGCAGTATTTTCTAAACTGGCAATATGCCTTTAAGATATGCGCAGAAAGTACAGACGACTTTTTTTTATTCTTACCTGATGACTTTTTGAATGTGGACCACAAAACAATAGAATACCTATATACTAACCTAAATGGTAAGTATGCCTATAATCTTTTGAATGATGGCAGGCCACAATGTTGGACACCCGTAAAAAGAAAAGAAGTAACACTAGCAGGGGTAGAATCTTATAGGGTTAGCTATTGTGATGGTGGGTACTTTACGAATAGAGAAACTTTAGAAGCTATAGACTTTGAGCAGGAATTTATTTCCTTTAGGCGCTTTGATGTGCAAAATATTTCCAGCGGGGTAGGTGAAACACAAAGCCGTAAATTCTACAAGTCTTACATTCCTATGTACTGTCCTAAAAAAAGTCTATGTTACCACGGTGAACACGATTCTGTAATGCACTACGAACTAAGAAAAAAAGAACCACTTAAAAGCTTATGAGCGTAACCGTTATAATACCATTCGTAGAAGATAGGGGCTATTTGGATAAAGCTATAGATTCAGTAAAGAATCAAACCTATAAATGTAAGCTGATACTAAGCCAGTCAAAAAATAAAGTAGGTTATAATCTTAATAGGGCTATAGAAAAATGTACTACTGACTACTGGGTGTACTTATGCGATGACGATATTCTACCGATAGACAGTATAGAAAGAAGGGTAGAAGCAATGGTTGAAAATGATTTTATTCACGGTAAAGGTATATTTATGGATGGAGATATATATACACCACATAAAATGGGAATTTTAGAACCAACGTTTAACGACTTAATGCAAAAGAACCACATATTCGGGGGTACTTGTATGTATAGAACCAGCTGGCACAAAAGGGTGCAATGGAATGAGTCATTATGGACTGGCGAAGAACTAGACTACCATTTAAACCTACTTAAGCACGGTGCTAAGATAGGCTTCTGCGATGAATTTGTTTACTTGTATAGAAAACACGAAAACCAAAAGTCAAACTATAAAACGAAGGCTTACACTAATAAAAGAAAAGCAGCCATTAAAAAAATAAGAGAAGCTTATGAATAAACTAGGAATCATAGCGGGTTTATTGTGTTTAATATATGCCCTTATTTACGACTATCATTTAGCTATTATTTTGTTACTGTATTTTGTAGCTAGTAAAACCGATGTAGTTATTCTAATAGACAGAAAAATAGAACTATTAGTCATTGAACTAAGCAAAAAGTTATAACTTTTGGACATTACTGCTAACATAGCCACAATAAAAGCCCGTAAAGACACCCTACAAAAAGTAGTAGATTCGCTACGCTTTCAAGTAGATGTAGTTCGGGTATACGGTAACGACTACGTGCCAGAAGTAGAAGGTGCAGAAGTTTATAGTGGCCCAGACTATACCGATAACGCTAAATTCTTCTGGCTCCCGATAAGCAAGGGGCTTTATCTTTCGTGCGATGACGATATAATTTACCCGCCTGACTATGTAGAAACGATTCTAAAGGCACGCAAAAAGTACCCGAACACTTGGCTAACCTTCCACGGGCGAAGGCTTAAGGGGTTAAATTTACCCTACTATACGGGCCACGATGCCTATCAATGCTTAGGCGAAGTAGATGCAGACTACCAGATAGACGTAGCAGGCACGGGGGTAAGTGCTTTTCATACCGACCTGATAAAGTTCGACCCACTTACTTGGAAAGATTACCGAATGAGCGACCTAATGGCTTCGCTAGAATGTGCTAAGAAAAACATTCGTATTATTTGCTTAAAGCATCAAAGGTTCTGGATAAAGAGCGCAGAAAGCCACCTAAAGCAGTCCATCCACAATAGGGAATTTAGAAACACCAGACAGAATGAACTGGCTAATGTGATTTATGAACTTGCTTCCAAAAACAGATAGCAAACATAAGCAACGCTTGTATATCTGACTTTTCTACGGGCCAGTTATTGTCTAGCTGCTCTTGGACACGGTTAATTAGTTTATCCATATTTAAAAATAAAGGTTTATGCAATCTATATATTGTAATTGTAAAATGATGTAAAAAATGTGTATTTTTACAACAAACCTATTTTATGACTTATACCGATTATCCAAAGGCAGCAACCGAGAACGCTAAACGTGCTTTAAAGTACCGTGAAGAAAGCGGCAATCCTAAAGACTGCGGTACACCCGTAGGATGGGCTAGGGCTAACCAGTTAGCAAAACGTGAAGCAATTAGTGAAGATACTGTTAAGCGAATGGCTAGTTTCAACCGACACCGACAACACAAAGACGTGCCTTATGATGAAGGATGCGGGGGCTTAATGTGGGATGCTTGGGGCGGCACGGAAGGTGTGGACTGGGCCATAAGAAAAAGTAAAGAAATTGATGAGAAAGGATTTCAACCAACCAATGATACTATGAATTTACCTTGGAAAACAAAAAGCACCAGCGCTTCTGTAAAGGGCGTTGATATGGACCGTAGAATAATAGAAGGCTACTATTCTATTTTCGACTTCAAAGATTCTGATGGGGATGTAATGCTCAAAGGGTGTTACGAAAAAACCCTAAAAGAAAACGGTCCTAATGGTAAGAACAGAATAATGCACTTATACCAGCACGACCCACTACAAGTACTAGGTAAGCCGATGACCCTAATGGAAGATGAAAAGGGTTTATATTTCCGTACAATGATTTCAGACACGGAACTAGGTAACGATGTACTTAAGCTATACCGTGATGGAATACTAACCGAACATTCTGTAGGTATCAATTTTATACAACGTGAATACGATTCTCAAGAAGATTCTTACTTAGTAAAAGAAGTTAAGATGTGGGAAGGTAGCACGGTTACTTGGGGGGCTAATGAAATGGCTATAGGTGGAATGGCCAAAGGTTCCCAAAAAGACCAAGTAGAAAAATACAAAGAACTTTCGAAGGCGTTTTATTCTGGTGATTACACCGATGAAACATTTAGGCTAATCGAAGCACAACTTAAGCACTTAGAACAAACATTTAAAGATTCACTTCAAACTGAAAAGCCGATTCAAGTCACTTTAAAGGAAGAAGCCGAAACTATTGAGCAAGTGTTTAAAACATTCAACCAATCATTCAACTTAGAAAAGGAGTTCCAAAAATGGACTTAGAAAAAACTTTAAAAGAAGGGCTTGAGTCGGTAAAAGGACACGTAGATGTTCTTAAAAATGACCTAGAAGCCCGATATGACAAACTTCAAGAAGAAGTAAAAGCCACTGGTCAAGCTGACGAAGCTACCAAAGGCGAAATTAAAAACCTAGAGCAAATTATTGCTTCACAAAAAGAGCGTATTGCTGCGATTGAAAAATCTAGCAACCGACTAGGTTCTAATGGTCAACCTACTTCTATGAAGTCTAAAGTACAAGACGCTTTAGAAGCTAAAGAAGTACAAGAGCAAATGGAAGCGTTCAAAGCTGGTAATATTTCTGGCTTCACTATGAACACTAAAGCCGTTATTACTGAATCAGGTGCTTATACTGGTGATGTTGTACCAGCTGACTATGTTGCAGGTTTCAAGTTTGACCCTGAGCGTAGAACTCACGTAAGACAGTTCTTACCAAACGGTACTACAAATAGCGACAAAATCCGTTATATCAAAGAAACTAACTTCACTGATAACACTGGTGTTGTTGCTGAAGGCGATGCTTCTGGACAAAACGATTTTGATTTAGTTGCTACTGATGCCGTAGTAGAAAAAATTGCTGCTCACTTCCGTGTTTCTAAAGAAGCATTGAATGACACTGCAGGACTTGCTAGC